GCATATCAAAGAAAGTAACTGGTTCACACCTAGTTATTCCCTTTGTGATGTTCTCGGTATGTACCCGGGTGGAGGGAAGTCATCTCTGAAAAGAGCGACTCCTTCTTCCAAGCCGGGTACCACCGGAGAGGTGGTTCTTAAGAACAATTCGCTAACTGTTCTTAAGGACCTCTCTACATCACGGTGGTGCGCACCTTTGAAAGCGGTATCCGCCACGCTGGACCGACTAAATGGGCTTTCTAGGAAGTCGAGAAAGAGGTTAATCTCTTTCTGTGAAGCTTCCTGGAGATCCCATCTGGCCGGTCTTCATGCATCATATGGGAAGAGGCTTGTCTTTGACCTTCGTAAGAAGTCTCAAAGACAGACTGCTTCCCAAGTGGTGCATTCAGCGTGGTGGATACTTCGTACTAGCCTTCTCTCCGGCCGTTTTGTTACCGCGACCCAGATCAAAGCGGAGGCGACTTACGCGAGGGTAGAGGCCTTTTCTTTCTCAGGTAAAACTAAGAAAGAAAAGCGACTTCCACTATCAAATAAGTTCTCCGCTTTGGGCTGCGCCGTTGGTAGCTTGGAGTGTCTGGCGAATGAGCCTGATCGTAAGATCAGTTACTCGTTCGTCGGGCGCTCTTTGCCACAAGGTAGCAAAACAGTCGAGAAGAAGGCTCTTCAGGAGCACCGGAAAGCTTTCACGAGAAAGGACTGCGAAGTCCCTCTTGCTACCATCGGATCTATGAGATCATGGGCACAGAAATGGGGTGCAAAGCACGCTCCAGATTCTGCTCCTATGAGCTTCTCACTGACCGCTGGTGGCTGTCTTGAGAAATCAAGACGAGAGGGGGGCCTAGCAGCTTTCCTCGTGGAACTTAACGCTGCTGCTGATGGTGGTAACCTTGAGTTCGGTGAGAAACCCTCCGGCATCTATGATGTCGATTGGGAATCCTACCGGACCCAAGCCGTACTTCGAGAGGCACTGCTAGATAACTTCAACAGCCTCGAGAGACCGTTACGTGCTCGAGTCGAGATAATCTCCGAAAGGGGATTCAAAGCTCGAGTCGTAACTAAGTCTCCTGGGGCTGCTGTTGCTCTAGGTCACCTTCTCCGAATCACTGCGCTTTCCTCGCTCCGTAAGGATGCGAGGGTAAGCGCAGTGCTAAGAGGAGATCACCTAGAGGCAGTGCGCTCGATGATACGGGGCGGAGTCCCTGGCCCAGTAGAAGTCCTGAGTGCGGACCTATCCGCTGCCACAGATAACCTTC